GTACGGCTGCCAGCTAAGGAGGCTGTGAAAGATGGCTATTTCACGCGCACAGCTTCTCAAGGAACTGCTTCCGGGTCTGAACGCTCTGTTCGGCCTGGAATACAAGCGGTACGCTGAGGAGCATAAGGAAATCTACGAGACTGAGAACTCGGAGCGTTCCTTTGAAGAAGAAGTGAAGCTCTCGGGCTTCGCGGCTGCCCCCGTCAAGAACGAAGGCGCGGCGATTGCGTATGACAACGGCCAGGAAGCCTGGACCGCCCGTTATACGCATGAGACCATCGCGTACGGGTTCTCCATCACCGAAGAGGCGATGGAAGACAACCTGTATGACAGCCTGTCTGCTCGTTACACCAAGGCGCTCGCGCGCTCGATGGCGTTCACGAAGCAGGTGAAGGCTGCGTTCCCCCTGAACAACGGCTTCACCAGCTACCAGTCTGGCGATGGTGTGACGCTGTTCAACACCCAGCATCCGCTGGTGTCGGGTGGCTACAACAGCAACCGCCCGGCCACCCCGGCTGACCTGAATGAGACCAGCCTTGAGGCTGCGGTCATTCAGATCGCGGCGTGGACGGACGAACGTGGTCTGCTCATCGCGGCTCGTCCGCGCAAGCTGATCGTGCCGCCGTCCAACATGTTCGTTGCCACCCGACTGCTGGAGACGGAACTCCGTACCAGCACGACGGACAACGACATCAACGCGCTGAAGTCCAACGGGTCCATCCCGGAAGGCTACACGGTCAACCACTTCCTGACCGACCCGAATGCGTGGTTCCTCTCCACGGATGTGCCGAATGGTATGAAGCACTTTGTGCGTTCGCCGCTCGCCACGTCGATGGACGGCGACTTCGACACGGGTAACGCTCGCTACAAGGCTCGTGAGCGTTATAGCTTCGGCGTGTCTGATCCGCTGGGCATCTTCGGCTCGCCGGGCTCGTCGTAAGACGAGTCTCCGGGCTAAGGGTAGGGGGGCTTCGGCCCCCCTATTTTTTTGTGCTTGCTGTAACCTTTCCAGACCGGGCATAATACAGACAGTTCCGGGGTAATCCGGCTCTACTGACTGTCCCGGCAGACGCGCACGAAGACAGTAGAGCCTTAGATCGTGCGAGAGAAACATGGCGTTCTCGACTTTTTCTGGTCCCGTTCGCGCTGGCCCCATCCGTGAAGGCGCTGCCCGTAACACTGGCCTCGTCACTCTGGTTCAGTCCTACGATACGGGCGTTGTGACGGCTGGCGCTGGCAACGTGGACGCGGCTCTCGGCATTCTGCCCCAGGGTTCCCAGATCGTGGACATCACGGTTGATCAGGTCGTGGTTCCGGGCGGCTCTTCGACCTCCACTGTCTCGGTCGGTAACGCGACCGGTGGCGCGCAGCTTATGGCTGCTGTGGCTACCACGGCTGGCGGTCGCTTCCGTGGCACCACGACTGCGGCGACGCAGCTTGCGTGGCAGACCTCGACCACGGCTGATACGCCTGTGTTCGTGCGCTATGCGGTTGGCACGGAAGCTGGTGTTGGTCGTGCGATCATCACCGTCTCCTATGTCCAGCGCGCTCCGAACGGCGCTCAGAACCCTGCCACGGCCTAACAGCTAAGGGAGGGTTTGCGTCATGCAGACAGATGTCCTTGCTAGCGCCGTCCGCACGACGGACGGCGTGATGAATGACCAAACCGGTAACGCGATTGGGCGTTGCCGCGTGAAGGGTATCTACATTGTTCCTGCCGCTGGGGCTGGGTCCGTTGCCTTTAAGGACGGCCTTACCGCTGGGGCAGCAAACAAGATTACCGTCAACACGATCACTGGCTCGACCAGCACCAACTGGCTCCTCATGCCGGGTGAAGGGCTTCTCTTTCAGAACGGCATCTTTGCCGACCTGACAGACGTTGCCTCGGTGATGGTCGTCTATGGCTAAGACCCCTGCTTGGCAGCGTGCCGAAGGCAAGTCCAAGGCAGGCGGTCTGAATGAGAAGGGGCGAGCTTCTTATAACCGGGCCAACCCAGGGAAACCTGGGTTGAAGCCTCCTGCCCCGAATCCAAAGACGGAAAAGGACGCTAATCGGCGCAAGTCCTTTTGCGCCAGAATGAGTGGGGCAAAGAAAAAGCTCACCTCGGCCAAGACTGCCAACGATCCCAACTCGCGTATCAACAAGTCCCTGCGCGCTTGGAAATGTTGACATGACCCAAGACACAGAAGCAGCTAAGAATGTAGTTGATGCGCTTTCTGTAGGAACTGTCGTGGCTACTCTAGCTGGTATGCTGCCCAGCATCGCAGCCATCTTTACAATCTGCTGGACCGTTATTCGTATCTACGAAACAGAGACGGTAAAGAAGCTTCTGGGGAAGAAACTCCCGGAAGTTGGTAAGGATTGACGCCATGTCGGATTCTGCCAAGCAGGCTCAGATGTCTGAACAGATGGCGGCGAATGCCTCTAAGGGGGCATTGATCGAGAAGGTTGTCTTCGCAGCAGTTCCCATTCTGTTTAGCTGCGTTGTTTACCTGATGACTGCCCTGTCTTCTGCCAACAACGAAATTACAATCCTAAAATCCCGGATTGCTGTGGTTGTGACTCAGGACAACAGGGCCATTCCGCCGCAGGGCACGACCATCGACATGGCCCTAATCCGCGAGCAACTGTCGAACCGGATTGAACAGGTTGAGCGAGACAATGCTATTGGTCGCGCCAACATGACGCTCGACCGGGAGCGCAGCATGGCCGCGATTGATCGCTCTCGCCTTGAGAAGACTGCTGACTTTACCAATGGCATGGCAGCCCTTCGCGCCGACCTAATGCGACTGACCAATGAACTTGACCGGCGCTTGGTGCTTCAGGAGGCCCGTGGTGGAACAGCTTCTCAATCTCGTTAGGACGGTAGCTCCGTCTATCGCCACTGCCGTTGGTGGTCCACTGGCAGGGATGGCGACCCGTGCCATCTCCGAAGCCCTTCTTGGCAAGCCGGATGGAACTGAGGACGAGCTTCTAGAGGCAGCCAAGAACGCCACACCGGAACAACTGCTTGCTCTGAAGCAGGCAGAGCAGAACTTTGTAATCCGGATGCGTGAGCTTGATGTTGATCTTGAGCGTATTGCTAATCAAGATCGCAATTCTGCCCGTGAACGAGAAGTTAAGACTGGCGATCACACGCCCAAACTTCTGGCGGCTGCCGTGACCTTTGGCTTCTTCGGCGTTCTCTTCTGGATGATTGCTTATGGCCTGCCCGAGAACGGCGGTGAAGCAATGCTGGTTATGCTGGGGACATTGGGAACGGCATGGGGCGCTATCGTCTCCTACTACTTCGGCTCTTCGGCTGGCTCTCGCGAAAAGACCCAGGCCATGAACAGGATCATGGACAAGTGAAAGACAACTTTGAACGCTGCCTGAAGTTCGTCCTGCACCATGAGGGTGGCTGGGCAGATCATCCCCGTGATCCTGGCGGCGCGACCATGAAGGGCGTGACCCTGGCCGTCTACAAAGAGTACCTTGGCCGTGAGGTGAGCAAGGAAGAGCTTCGCGCCATTCCAGACGCCCACCTCCACGACCTCTACCGCACTCGCTACTGGGACAAGGCTCGCTGTGATGAGTGGGCTCCAGGCGTGGACTTGTCTGTTTTCGACCTTGCCGTGAATGGTGGAGTCGGTCGTGCAGCCAAAATGCTCCAACGTTGTGTTGGGGCAGAACCTGATGGCGCTATCGGCCCCAAGACCATTGCTGCGGTTAACGCTGTCCCAGCCAAGAACCTCATTGTTCGCTTTGCTGAGGACAGGCGTGAGTTCTATAAAGGTTTGAAAACCTTTGATACGTTCGGTCGCGGATGGCTTCGCCGCACTGACGACTGTGAAACCGAAGCCATGAAGATGGCAGGAGATTTGCGATGATGAAGAAGCCCAAGATGCCGAAGGCGGCTGACGATATGAAGGCCGGTATGGCGATGCCGCGCTTTGGCGCTCGTGCGATGCGTCCAGGCGGCATGGCGAAGGGTGGCAAGGTTCATCCTGACGCCGCGATGGACCGCAAGCTGATTAAGGAAGAGATCGGCAAGGCGCACAAGAAGATGGGCATGAAGGAAGGCGGTGCCGTTAAGAAGATGGCTGCCGGTGGCTCTGCCTCCAAGCGCGCTGATGGCGTTGCCACTCATGGCAAGACCAAAGGTAAGTTCATCTGATGGACCGTCGTCGCCGTGTGCGCTCCTACGAAGAGGACATGACTCCGCCTCGTGGTATGCGGAACTTCCGCTCGAATGCAGTTCCGACTGACGAGCCGATGCCGCCGCCGCGCAGCTTTGAGGAAGACATGACGCCGCCTCCGGGTATGCGAAACTTCCGCTCCAATGCTGTCCCCAGCAACGAGCCCATCCCTGGCCGTCCTTCCCGTATGAAGGAAGGTGGTACCGTGAAGATGAAGTCTGGTGGCGTCACCCGTGGCGATGGCTGCGCCACTCGCGGCAAGACCAAGGGGCGCATGGTGTGAAGAAGGAAGAGAAGGTTCGGAAGGTCATGGGGGAGTTCAAGGAAGGCTCCCTTAAATCGTCCAGTGGGCAGAAGGTGAAGAACCCGAAGCAGGCTGTGGCGATTGCGCTTTCCGAGGCTTCTCGGATGGCTGAGGGTGGTCGGGTTAAGCCGCAGAACCCGAAGCTATGGGCTGCCGCCAAGAGCGCCGCCAAGGCCAAGTTCGATGTGTACCCTTCTGCCTATGCAAATGCCTGGGCATCTAAGGAGTACAAGAAGAAGGGCGGCACTTGGCGCGGTCCTGACAACAGGGTCTCGAAGAAATGAAGGGCGGTCTCGGCAAGTGGTTTGGTGAGAAGTGGGTGGACATCAAGACCGGTAAGCCCTGTGGCCGAAGCGGTTCTGAGAAGTCCAAGCGCGGATACCCTGCCTGCCGCCCTTCAGCGGCTGCTGCCAAGATGTCTTCTGGGCAGAAAGCCACGATGGCTAAAACGAAGACTGGGCCTGCCCGTAAGAGTTGGCCTATAAGTCCTAGTGGAAAGAGCAAGTCAGTGCCTCGCCTACACTCCAAGCTTGGACGCCCATAAATGACGACCTCTGGCACAGCCGTCTGGAATCTCGACATTGCCGATTC